TCGCATACGTCCGATTGATGAAAATCAGGCTGCTGTTTTGGCTGCCTCAATCAAAGCGGTCGGGCTAATAACGCCGATCACCGTGCGTCTTACGCCAAACGCTAAAAGCGCAAAATATACGCTTGTCGCTGGAGCACATCGCTTGCGCGCTTGCATTATAAATGAAGCAACCGAAATAGATGCAATCATTGTCAAAGGTGACCAGACCGCTTCCAAATTTATGGAAGTGACAGAAAACCTGATACGAAATGACTTATCGGTGATTGATCGTGCTACGCACGTCCAAGTTTTACGCGACCTTTATGAAGAAGAGAATGGCACGATTAAAGCCGGTCGCAGAAATAATAGTGCAAACTTTGCACAATTGTTTGGAGGCGAAGGCGGGTTTTCGGATTATGTTGCTGATCGACTAGGCATTTCAAAACGCGCATTTGCCTACCTGAATTCCATCGCAAAAAACCTAAACCCTGCGTTGCGCGAGTGTCTCCGTAAAACTCCTTTAGCCGACAACCAAGCGGCTTTGCTTAAATTTTCGAAAATGGAGCAAGCCGAGCAGCAACGTATTGCCCTCACGATTGAAAAAACCGACGCCGATATAAAACAGGCGGTGAAAGCTGTTGAAGGTAAATTAGCGACAGAAGAAAACGACCCACAAGCAGGATATCTTTCTAAAATCATTTCGCTGCTTGCTAAGCTTGATGCCGATCATCTCGGACAATTCGACAAATATTATCAAGACTTTTCAAGTCAAAGTGAGGCGGCATGAACATGAAGCGCTCGCCGTCTCAATTAGATTTTTTTCGCGAGCCAGTTTATCCGGTCCGTGAACAAACGCCCATCAATATCGAACGTTTTCGGGCAAATTTAAAACGCGCAATGGCCCGCGCACTGCGCGATAGCCCGTATGAACGTTCGATCGTGGCTGCCCGCATGGCGCAAATTTTGGGACTGCCGTCAATATCGAAGGCAACCATCGACGCTTATACAGCGGAGAGCAAAACCGTCGATATTTCAGTACCGCGATTTAAAGCATTCGTACGTGCCACCGGTGCCAATTGGTTATGGGATGAGGTGGTCAAAGATGACGGCCTTCTTCTGTTAGAGGGCGAAGAAGCGATGCTAGCGGAAGAAGCGCGCATCCGGCAGGAAATCAAGCGCTTGAACTCCGAACTTCGTGTGATGTTACGAAAGCCGGTTGAAGTCAAACGGGGGCGGTCATGAAAGAGTGGTTTACCTGCGCCGAACTACTGCAAATGAGCCTGCCAACGCTTCCTCAAGGAAAAAGCGCATTAGCTATGTTTGCTGCCCGGCATTGGCAGAAAAACAGAGAATTGGCGAGGCAAGTACAGGGAAAGACGAAGCCGGTTTGGCAATATCATATTAACTTGTTGCCAGACGAAGTCAGGACGGTTTTGATCGCCAAAAACATAAATATTGAGACAACAAACGATAAAAAGCGGAAAGAGATTTGGGGCCGTTATGAGCAATTGTCCGGAAAACAAAAAGCTATTTGCCGACATCGGGCTGAATGTCTTTCTTTTGCCGCTGACCTGAACAAAGGCGGTCTAACGGTGGACGCAGCCAATATTGTGGCGGCAAAACGCCATAGTGTGTCGGTTAGAAGCATATATGCATGGCAAAACATGGTTGCCGGTTTTGACCGACCGGATTGGTTAGCTGCGCTAGCGCCATCATTCAAGGCGAACACAAAGACGAAAGACGTGCATCAAGAAGCTTGGGATGTTCTGGTGTCGGATTATCTTCGCCCGTCTAAACCGGCGTTTTCAGCCTGTTACCGGCGCATGGTAGCTGTTGCACATAAAAATGGTTGGCAACCAATTCCACAAGAACGCGTCTTGCGCCGGCGTTTGAACGCTTTAATACCAAAAGCAGTGCAAATGATTGCGCGTCAGGGCAAGGAAAAAGTCGCAAACCTCTACCCCGCGCAACGCAGAGACCGCTCACATCTGCACGCGATGCAAGCGGTGAATATGGATGGACACAAGCTTGACGTTTTTGTAGCCGTGCCGTGGTCCGAGAAGCCAGTCCGCCTCTATCTGATTGGCATACAAGACCTGTTTTCCGGCAAGGTGTTAGCGTGGCGGCTTTCAGACGCGGAGAATTGGGAGATTGTCCGGCTGGTTATCGGAGATATGATAGAAGACTTCGGCATACCCGAAAAAATTACTCTCGACAACGGGCGCGCGTTTGCCAGCAAGTGGATCAGTGGAGGAACAGACAATCGGTATCGGTTTAAAATCAAGAATGATGATCCCGAAGGCCTGCTAAAAACCTTTGGCATAGAAACACAGTGGACAACGCCTTATTCGGGCAAATCAAAACCAATAGAGCGAGCATGGCGCGATCTGGCTGAATATATTTCAAAACATCCTTTTTGCGCGGGTGCTTATACCGGCAATAAACCCGATGCCAAGCCCGAAGATTATGGCACAGCTGCGGTGCCTTTTGAGAAGTTTAAACAGCACATTGCAGACGTGATCGAACAACACAATGCACGGACGGGTCGCCGCGGCGGCAATTGTCACGGCCGTAGTTTTAACGAGACGTTTAACGATAGTCTTAAACAACCTACGACCATTATTCGCTATGCAACAGAAGCACAAAAAGCTTTGTTTCTTTTGGCTGCCGAAGCGGTCCGTGCCCAAAAAGGTAGCGGCGAAATACACTTCAAAGGCAATCGTTATTGGTCAAAAGAGCTCAATGCTTTTGCCGGTCAAAAATTGGCAATCCGCTTTGATCCGGATGAATTGCACAAACCAATTCGCGTCTATGATTTGCAAAATCGTTTGATTTGTATTGCCGATTGTATTGACGATACCGGCTTTTATGACCAAACGACCGCAAGGTTGCACAACCATGCACGCCGCGATTTCGTGAAAGGGCTTCGGTTACAAAAAGAAGCGACGATTAAAATGTCACCCGACCGGCTTGCCGATGTTTACGAAAAAGCAAGCGGGCAAGCGAAACAACGCGATCTGCCAAAAATATCCCGCTCAAAAGTGTCACGAATTGTCACCGGCAATTTGGCCGTGAAAGACGAAGATCGCGAAGGTGAAGACGCGTTTGAAGAGAATTTTTCGCGGGGGATTGCGCGGATATTAAATTTCCCGAAGCAATGAGAAGCGAAGGAAACAGGACCGAAAAAGTACTGCGTATCGGTTCCTATAAAAAGAAGGGCAGCCTAAGCCGCCCAGTTTTAATAAAAAGTACAGGAACCTTTTAAATGAATAATATACAAAACACAACACAAAAAGACATCTGGGCGATGCCGACCGGCGAGCCTGATTTGACATTGAAAAACCGCACAGCCGAAGATGTGGCGGAGTGGAAAAAACTCGTCATCCGTGTCATAGAAATAGCCAAGGCCGGAGAAATGACAAAGGCCGAAGTGGCGCGTCGGGCAAACATGCCAGAAGGCACATTTAGCCAGTGGTTCTCTGGTTCTTATGCTGGGCAACTGGGCGGCCAAAATAAAAAAATTGAACAGTGGCTGGACCAAGCAGAAGAAGCAGCGGGCATTAACACCTTAATACCTAAAAAGCCGCCTTTTCAAATGACCAGAATTGCGCGGGAAATAACTGACACGCTTGCTCTCGCACAGGCAATTGGCGACTTGGTGGTGATAACCATACCGGCCGGAAACGGCAAAACCGAAGCGTGTCGCCAATATGTAAAAACACGTCCGAATGCCTTCATGGTGACGGCGTCGCCCTATACAAAAACTGTGCACGCCATGCTGATTGACCTGCGCACTTCGTTGGGTGTCGTAGAATACAATCCCGCAATGCTAACCCGCGCAATCGGGGAAAGGTTAAAACGTGTGGGCGACGGAACGCTGCTCGTGGTTGACGAAGCGCAGAATTTGACGACCGATACGATCAATCAATTGCGGCATTTTGTCGATGTTTACGGTGTCGGGTTAGCATTGGTTGGCAACGATGAAGTTTCTGTTCGGCTTCGCGGGCAAGACAAAAGCCTTTCCTCTGCCCAATTAAAAAGCCGCGTCGGCCGCCGTCTCAATCGTCATCGAGCTTACATTGAAGACATTGAAAGCCGCATTGCGGCATGGAATGTGACTGATGCGGATGCAGTTAAATTTTTAAAAGGCGTAGGTTTAAAAGCGGGCGCTCTTCGACAAATCGATAAAACAATGACATTGGCCAATATTTTAGCCGCCGGCGAAAATGCCAAAGTCAATTTGCACCATATCAAGCAGGCTTGGCAAAATAGAGATGTAGAGGAGTTCGCTGCATGACCGACGAACTTCTTTTGAGCCACACATTAGGCGAAATAAATGAACAATATAAGGCCGGCAAACCGATCTCAAAGCTACTTAAGCAAGCTATAAAGCTAGCAAGCCTTTACGAGCAAGAATTGCGCTGCCTGCGTGCACGCGAAACTGGCCTGACGTTATCGTCTATCATGGAAAAGGCGGCTTCAAACGCGCTCAAGGATGCGTCTACGCCAACCGCGGAAAACATTATTCGTTTTCCTGATGGAGGGCGAAAATGAAAGAGTTTGACCCGTTCTTTTTGTCTGCCATGCTGGCAAAATTAGCCGAGGAATTTGTTCCGTACGAACCGACTGGCCGTTGGTATACAGCTAACGAAATCCGCGAAATTCGCGATGTTATCGACCGGCTCAAAACAATAGCAGATCGCCACGGTTACATACTTTCGTCGCGAAATGTTCAAGCCTGTTCTAACCAAAAAGCGATCATTTTTCTTCAAGCCGCTAACAGCAATAATCGGCAAATTTTGGTACCGAACCCGACTGACGGCGGCGCAGCTTAGCACGGAGCGAGACGATGATTACAGCTTTTGCAAAAATTGATGAGGCGATGCTGCAAGTCATCAAAGCATCAAAAGAACTCGACAACGCGCAATATTCACGCGGCGAAGCACTGGCGAGAGATCGTCTCGTCAAGGCAGCAAACAAATTGCGCAAAGCGGTTTTGTCAACGGAAAAGGAAATCAACGATGAATACGCAAGAAAACAACGTAGCACCGATATTGGCTGATGCCATTCAACATATTGATGGAAATGAATACATGCGCGACGCCAAAGGCTCATTAGTGCCGGTGGATCTGGTCAAGCCAGCCGACAAGTTAGAGGACGAAACCGTGCGGAAGGTGATCGGCTATGCAATTGATCTGTCCAATCAGATTTCCCGCTTCCGCGAACATACGATGACGGATTTAGGCGAATTTGATGCTTTGTTGAGCCAAGAATACAACGTGAAAAAGGGCGGTAAAAAGGGAAACCGCACCTATTTGACCTTTGATGGCCTTCAAAAAATTGTGGTGCAAGTTCAGGACAGTGTCGATTTCGGCCCACAATTGCAGCTGGCAAAAAATTTGTTGGATGAATGCATGAATGAATGGGCAGCCGATGCACGTCCGGAAATTAAAGCAATCATCACGCGCGCCTTCAACACAGATAAAGAAGGCAAAGTCAATCGATCGGAAATCTTCATGTTGCTGCGTTTAGACATTACCGGCCCGCGCTGGCAAGAGGCAATGCGTG